AAGGACCGCAAGGACCTTGAGACGACTGGAAAAGAGACCCAGAGAAGGTTGGAATCGGTTAAGGCCAATCCCGCTGTTCCCAAGTATCTCTCAGCTTGGTTATCTCTTCTTTGGAAGAGACCCTCTGAGTCTTACAAGGTTGCAGCTAGCGAGAATCACCCGCTTCACCGCGCCCAAACCCTTCATTCTTATGAAGAGTGGAAGACGTATTGGTTCAAGTGGAGAAACATTCTCATGAAAGGTTGGAAGTCGGGGCAGCACCTCGACTATAAACAGGTCTTCCCAGAAGTCTATAAAGACTACAAGTCATTGACTCAAAGTTCTGACTCTTATGAGAAAGACTTTGCTCAGTTAGTGGCTATGCATGTTCCCGAAGAACGTATGTTCGTAGGGATGGGTGCTTTGAGTGACCAGAGTATCCATTTTGTAGATGAATTTCTGGCGGATGACGTTGCCTCTGAACTCCAGAGGATCCTCAATTCTGAAGATGACGGAGTTATCCGGCATTGGATGTCGTATCACCCTTTTATGGGTATCGGCGTCGGGGAGGTTCAACACCTTCCTAAGAAGGGCGGCGGCACAGACTATAGAGACATAGCTGTACCGAACAGATTCCTCCAGTCGGCCTTGGAACCCATTGCAAATAGGCTTTACCACCTTCTGCGATGCCTTCCAAAAGATGCTACGTTTGACCAGTCACGCTTTGACACAGTACTTGTGAATCGTGTCACGAATGATTCCTTGTATCAGGGGTCAGTGGACCTTTCAAAGGCCACCGACAATCTTCCAAGAAATTGGGGGATAGCCATAGTGGAGAGTCTTATGACTCACTGCTACCTCACCCCGGAGGAGCGTTTGCTCAGGCAAATCTTTGGCGATGAGTGTCCTAGTCAGGAACTCGAAAGACGTGAGCGAGCTTCCTGGACACTGTTCCAAGAAGTGAGCTCGGCGAACTGGGTTGATGCAGACCGTTACGTGGATCAATGGATGGTTGGCCAGCCGCTCGGATCCTTACCGAGCTTCGCACTGCTGGGAATCACTCACAACCTCTACGTAGAGGCAATGGGATGTTCGCTTGGACTTCTTCATAGTCCTTACGTTGTCCTTGGAGATGACTTAGTTGTCTTCAATCGACGTTTGAGAAAGAAGTACATTAAGGAAGCGATCTCTCGCTCTATACCTCTCTCTTTGTCGAAGAGTTATTCTGGCGATCTCTCTGAGTTCGCAGGGAAGCTTTTCATAAAGAGTTGCGTGCCATTCCACTGTACAGACCATGGACCACTCACCTGGCAATCTTTGATGGACTATCAGAGAGCGACTGGGATCTGGATCCCCTGGAGTAGTCTCCCCAGGCAGCTTAAGCGTCACTATCGTAAGGTAGTGAAAGCTGAGTGTAAGAAAATTGGTTTGTCTGCAAAACAATGTGC